ATTGATTGTATTTCATTTATTACGTTTGAGGGTTTTGGTATTTGTTTTGGTGGCTGTTTTTGATACTGGCACAGTTTTTGTTTTCAATTTGGAAAGAGCTTCGCCATCTACGTATGACGTGAAACTCAAAGGAGACAATGAATTTGTCGCCGTGCTTTTGCGGTTGGTGTTGCTTGTATTTGTTTTGTTTTTTCGACTTTTTACTTTATTTTGAAAATTAGACTTACGCATTCTTATATTTTTAACCCGCGTTTTAAGATTTTCAAACGGAACATATCGTAAAAACAATTTTTGATATTCGGGATTATGCTTGTCATTTTTCAATTCTTTATATTTGGCAGCTTTGTCTCTTCGAATCGTCTCCAACGTTTCTTGTTTGCCGTAACACGTTCTACCAAACCGTTTCAAAATACCGGTTTGAACCAGTCGGTTCTTGTTTTGAATATAAAATAAAATACCGGCCAAACACAGCAATCTATCGCGGTTATAATAGTAACGCTTTGCGTATGAAAATGCAATGTAAAACATCAACATGGTATCAATACTTGCGATTTTGATAACCCGGTCATTTAGCTTGATTGTGTTGTAGCTATGGCACGCAGTGGGTTTGTATATCAACGCCACAACTGCGTCATTAGCAGTCACCTTATAATGGTCTTGAACAATTTCTCCAATTGCTGGCATTTTTTCAACCGCAACATCATCAATATTATTTGATTTGAGCGTCATACTAATTAACGTTGCCAACTCTCGAGGATTGTTTGACAGCACATCATATTCTTGGCTTACTGAAAGTTTATGACGTTCATTTTTTGGTAAATACCGGCTGTACAACACATCCGCAAACCCTCCAATAAATACAATGTCACTGTTCAAAAGCACATTACGAGTGATTTCATACACTTTTTTATTCATTTGATGTTTTGAATTCTTCGAAGAAGAAAAAGAGCTAAAACTTTTGGTGTCATCGGTTTCATTACCGTTTGAACTTGGCCGCACAGAAATTCTTGAACAGTTCACCAACTTCATTGGGTAAACTTTATTCAATAACGTGAGTCGTTTTAACACTTTTTCCCACCTTGAAACGTCGCCTTCCGGTCGAGACAATTCAAGATACATGGCCATTCTTAAAAAGTTGGTTGGTGCGTATCGAATTCCGTGTTTGATATACGACTTTGCAGAAAGCACGCTGAAAAGCGAGTCGTCCATCTGAGTAATGTCTGCAACCGGCATGAAGTTCACAAACACTTTGAACGTGCCCGGATGCGACCCTGATTTTGCTTCTACTTCATTGTACCCCATTTTTAAAAAAATGTCGGCCAGCTCTTTCGCATCTTCCATCGCAGAAGGCGAGTAAAAATCGTAGTCCGGAACTTCAATATCATTATTGTAAAAACGGTACTTTTCAGGCAGAATCGAATTAATTGCGGTTCCACCGTAGCAGACCAATTTTTTATCGCGCAAAAATTGTTCCAGGCGCTCGATTATTCTCTTCACATCCGGCGACTGCGCCACCTTTTTACCCATCCGCGATTCTATTTTGTCAACCGCATTTCTTAATATTTCAATTTCCTTTTCTTCTATTTTTTTAATTGAATTTGAAGTATTTGACATTTTTTTTCATATATATCATAACAAAATAATAAATATGAAAATTCAAATAGTATAAAAATGATAAAAATTAATAATATGAACATATGAACATACAAAAATTACGTTACATGGTAATCGTTGTCCCCATTGAAGTTTGAGCCGTCTTAGCCGACGACAGTGTTTCGGTTGGATTGACTGCCGTAGGTTCCTTCAAGATAATTGGCACGTACCGAAGTTCGGGAGGTTTCAATACAAACGCACTTCCTGAACTGTTGAACAGTTTGAGATACGCTTTAACGTTTGCGTCTTGGCTTTGAAACGCCATTGCCACCATTTGACACCCTTCATTGTGTGCACTTGTGGATGGGTACAAGTTTTCTGAACGCGCGGCCCGTTCCGGTACAATGTATTTTATTGTTTTTTTTGCAGATTCTTTCGAATCTGCTTTGATGTTATCATTTATGAATGTGAACGTGTGTTTATTGTAGCCTGCGGTAAACGTCATATTCACGTACTCGTAAAGTGGCGTGCGTTTATATATTTCACGGGTGTTCACTTTGTCTGAACCGGGGTTCTCGTCAATCATGATGACAACCTTACTTGTAAAACTTGTCAGTTTTATTTTACCCAAGTCTTCTCCATTAAAAGAGTACGAAAACCGGGGGTCCAACAGTTTTGACCCCAGCTTGTCTTTTATTATTGTTGCAATTTTTTCATATATCATAATGTTTCGACTTTTAACTCGAAGGCACAAAAACAAGGGGTCGTTCGAATTTGGACACCCTTCTTCGACTCCGGTTTTTTCGTTGATTCGATATGCGCTGAATGCGTACTTGTTTATCGTGTCAACTGCATCCACAAACGGTACGTAGTTGTATGTTTCTTTCATTGAAAATTCAGGCCTGGACGACGCCGCGACAACTGGATTACCGTCTACCGAATATATTTCAAAATCTAAAACGCGAGCTCCTTGACTTATTACACAGCGCAATGCATCAGTTGAAACGAAATCAGATGTGTAATCTCCTGAACAACAACAGTTGTACGCCGTCATAATGTAATAATCCCGAAGCAAATAACCGTACCTATCGTCAAAGTCATTGATACTATTCAGTTTTTTTGTTTCGGCTGCATAATACGTCTTCATTGTCTCGTCATTACGACTTTTTTTACCGTAATTCCAAGCCCATACACCCATAATAATTCCTATCACTACCACGGTTACTAACAATCCTCCCATATGTGCGACATTTGGTGAAACTTTTACATTACTTATTGCACTTGCTGTAGCACTTCCAGTTGTTGCAACACTTGATTTTAATTTCAAAAACTTTTCAGCAACTTTACCTCTAATTGTAGATGGTGCGGCTGTTCCAGGTCCAGATGTTGCGGGTGGTACTCCTCCTGCTCCTGCCATATGTATTTATTTGTTTATGAATTATGAATGTCTATAACTATATTTATAGTATGTATACTATATTATATTAACAAAAAAACAAAATAAAATATATTTTAGAAGGGCAATAAGTAATTCATAATCATATTGTTGTTGTTGTTGTTGTTGTTGTTATTATTGTTATTTTTTTGAATGCCGGGCGGATTACTAAACATCATTGCTTACGGCAATCAAAACACCATCCTCAACGGAAACCCAAAAAAGTCGTTCTTCAAAACAACGTATAAAAAATACACAAACTTCGGTCTTCAAAAATTCAGAATTGACTTTGATGGGCAGCGCAAGCTTCGCATGTCAGAAGAGTCAAAGTTCACGTTCTACATGCCTCGATACGCCGAGCTTCTCATGGATACCTACATTTGCGTGACGCTTCCCACCATTTGGAGCCCCATATACCCGCCTAAAACCGAAAAAGACAAGTGGGCGCCATACGAGTTCAAATGGATAAAACACCTGGGAACCCACATGATTAAAGACATTACCGTGTCCGTCGGCGGGCAAATTCTACAAAAGTTCTCCGGCAGCTACTTGCTCTCCATGATGCAGCGCGACTATCCCGCCGAAAAGCGCGACTTGTACGACCAAATGACCGGCAACGTGCCCGAACTCAACGACCCCGGCTGTTGTGGCGCGCGCGTCAATCAGTACCCCAACGCGTACTACACGCCCAGTGCACGCGGAGCAGAACCCTCTATTCGTGGACGAAAAATATACATTCCTATCAACACATGGTTCACTACCAGCAGCCAAATGGCGTTTCCGCTGGTGTGTCTACAATACAACACGCTGCAAATCGATGTCACGCTGCGTCCCGTGAAAGAGCTCTACGTCATTCGCGATGTGACAGACCCCGACAACGAATGGCCGTACGTGCAGTCCAACTACACGCTGAACGAACACCAGTTTTATCGGTTTCTGCAAACGCCGCCTGACGTTGAGCTGGGCCCGTCGTCCTACACGGACACGCGAACCGACTGGAACGCGGACGTGCACATGATTGCCACCTATGGCTTTTTATCAGCCGAAGAAACCGCCGCATTCGCCGCAAATGAACAAAAGTATTTGATAAAAGGCATATACGAATGGGAATTCAAGGACGTTACGGGAAACACGCGCGTCAAACTGGAAAACACACTGGGCATGGTTTCCAGCTGGATGTTCTTTTTCCGTCGCAGCGACGCGTTTTTGCGCAACGAATGGAGCAACTACACAAACTGGCCGTACGAATATTTACCACACGATATTGAACCGGCCGAATACGGATATCCAGCGGACCGCCAAGCCACAGAAGGATGGAAGCCGTTACAAGTGTCTATAAACACGGGCGAGCCGCTAACGTCGCGAACGCCGTATACACTGGGTCCAGGGCGCAATCCTTGCATGGACGAAGCTGGTCGAATTGAAATTCATACGAATAGCAACCGTCGTACGGGGTATTATACGACGGGACTGTTTGAGCCCGAGAACCAAAAAGAGATTCTGAACACAATGGGCATTATCTTCAATGGAAAATATCGAGAGAATATATTCGACGCGGGCATTTACAATTATGTGGAAAAGTATGTGCGCACCAAAGGGAACCCGCCGCCTGGACTGTACTGTTACAATTTTTGCTTGAACACGGACCCTAACGAGTTGCAGCCTTCGGGCGCCGTCAATATGAGCAAGTTCACGCAGGTCGAACTGGAGCTGTCCACCATATACCCGTCGCTGGACCCAAATGCGTCGTTTCACATGATTTGTGACCCTACAACGGGTTTACCAATTGGTGTCAACAAAACCAACTGGCGTATTTACAACTATATGTTCGACTTAATTCTTATTGAAGAACGGTACAATGTGCTGACATTTGTGTCAGGAAATTGCGGCCTCATGTATGCCCGGTAGTGCCAGTAATGTGTATTTTCAGTCGAATTCGTATTTCAGGAACCGGGTCACTCACCGCATCGTGACCGACGAACAGAATCTTATTCTCAACGTAACTTTTGTTAGGGTCCAACAAATTATTATCAAATGCATTATAGTATGCGTTTTCATCATTGCCATAGTTGATATATGAATTATCATCGGTGATTCTAATAAATGAGGGCGATAACGTGCTGTAGGTATGCAAATGGGTAGGATAAAGTTTATGAAAAATGGTTGGAATGATGTTTGATAACGGTTCGTGGATGTTTCGTATCGTTACATCATAACATGAATGGGTCGGATAGTCCAAATAAAATGTTACTTTTTTTCGCATGGTGACTTGGTATTATGTCACATAAATATAAATTTTAAGTCATTTGAAATTTATATTTTTTATATAACAGCCCTTATGAATTGTTGTTACAGTTATGATTAGCGGCGTACTCGGCACGTGAACCTGGGTGGGGTTAGCCCTTTTCTTCCATATACACTGCGTTTGCATATGGCAATTGAATCTTCGTATGCGTGTAAATCTCTTGATTTACTTGTGGCGTTTCCTTTATAGAGTGCGTTTACACACTTACACATTTTGTCGTGCAAAATGTGTTTTGTTTGTGCGCGAAGCGTTACCAATGGTGCTCCGAGAATCACCGGTTTTTTGTAAAAACGAAGTATTCGTTCACATTTACGACGCGTCAACTGTTGTGGCATACAATTACCATATTCCTAAATTTAATTTATATAAAAACTTATTTTGAAAATTGACAATTTTTAATCTTTATTAATATAACAAGGTTTTTTAACAAATGAACGAGCCGGACATTTCGCGTATTGCGGTGTTCGACATGGATGAAACCCTGGGTTCATTTGCGGATTTCAGTAGGTTCATTTACATTTTGGCGCGAGTTTTGAAGCCGTTTGACATGAATAAAATCATTCAAGAAAACTTCAATGCAATCATGGACCTTTATCCGGAAGTCCTGCGACCAAAAATAATGGATGTTATGCACTTCCTCGTTGAAATGAAGCGCTTGCACAAGTGCAAACATGTAATGATATACACGAACAACACTGGGCCGCGCGAATGGATTGATGGAATCAAAAATTACTTCAACTATAAGAGCGGCTTTCCTCTATTTGACCGCGTCATTGGAGCGTTCAAACGTCCCAATGGTGAGGTGGTTGAAGTAAAACGCACCAGTCACAATAAAACGTACGGGGACTTTGTACGGTGCAGTAACCTGGAAGGCGATTTTGAGGTGTTTTTTGTAGACGACCGCGCGCATCCCGGAATGCACACTAAAAATGTCTATGTCATTGAAGTAAAACCGTATGAACGCCAAATACCGCAGTCGGTTTTCATAAAACGGTTCATGTCTAGCCAACTATTTAAGTCATTGGGGATTCCTAAAGCAGCGGCTGCTAAATTAAAAGCTGCAGCTGAAGAGGAAGATGCTGCCGAGAAAAACATGATACTACCGTATACGGATGATGAACACGAGGTTGATACTGTGGTGGGTGAAACCATACTCGAAAAAATACGCTGGTTTTTTAACCAGCATTCACATTCGCTAGAACAAGTTTCACTACACCCAAATTATTCAAAAAAAAGTTTACGCAGGGGCGGACACAAAGCAGCCAAACGCACAAAACGACGAACCCGCTAAACTTTGAGCGGTATTGATTTCAATGACTCCATGTTGAATGGACTATTCTTCAGCGGATTTTTTATTTGGCGCAGTACGTGAGTATACACGATGGACGTGAACGATGTAGTGAGTAACAAAAAGACGGCTGATGAAAACACGACGTCTGCGTCAAAGTCAGTGAACTCGGAACCTTTCGACCGTGTAAACGGATTGAACCGGATGATTAAAAAGAAGCACACGTAATATTTTAAACTGTTTTGAAGCACTGT